CTGATGAACCACTTGTTCCACTTTCTCCTGAAGAACCTGAAGTTCCTGATGAACCACTTGTTCCGCTTTCTCCTGAAGAACCTGATGTTCCTGAAGAACCTGAAGTTCCTGATGAACCACTTGTTCCGCTTTCTCCTGAAGAACCTGATGTTCCTGAAGAACCTGATGTTCCTGATGAACCACTTGTTCCACTTTCTCCACTTGAACCTGATGTTCCACTTGAACCACTTGTTCCGCTTTCTCCTGAAGAACCTGATGTTCCTGATGAACCACTTGTTCCACTTTCTCCTGAAGAACCTGAAGTTCCTGATGAACCACTTGTTCCGCTTTCTCCACTTGAACCTGAAGTTCCTGATGAACCACTTGTTCCGCTTTCTCCTGATGAACCACTTGTTCCACTTTCTCCTGAAGAACCTGATGTTCCACTTGAACCTGAAGTTCCTGATGAACCACTTGTTCCGCTTTCTCCTGAAGAACCACTTGTTCCACTTTCTCCTGAAGAACCTGATGTTCCTGAAGAACCACTTGTTCCACTTTCTCCTGAAGAACCTGAAGTTCCTGATGAACCATTTGTTCCACTTTCTCCTGAAGAACCTGATGTTCCTGAAGAACCACTTGTTCCACTTTCTCCACTTGAACCTGATGTTCCTGATGAACCACTTGTTCCGCTTTCTCCACTTGAACCTGACGTTCCACTAGTTCCTGATGAACCTGAAGAACCATCAACACCACTTATACCTGAACTACCTGAAGTTCCTGATGAACCACTTGTTCCGCTTTCTCCTGAAGAACCTGAAGTTCCTGATGAACCACTTGTTCCGCTTTCTCCACTTGAACCTGATGTTCCTGATGAACCGCTTGTTCCACTTTCTCCACTTGAACCTGATGTTCCTGATGAACCACTTGTTCCGCTTTCTCCACTTGAACCTGATGTTCCTGATGAACCGCTTGTTCCACTTTCTCCACTTGAACCTGAAGTTCCTGAAGAACCACTTGTTCCGCTCTCCCCTGATGAACCGCTTGTACCACTTGAACCCGATGTTCCTGAACTACCTGACGTACCGTCTGTACCGCTTGAACCCGATGTTCCCGAACTACCTGATGTACCATCTGTACCGCTTGAACCCGATGTTCCCGAACTACCTGATGTACCATCTGTACCGCTTGAACCCGATGTTCCACTTGAACCTGAAGACCCGTCTACACCACTAATACCTGAAGTACCACTAGTTCCCGATGAACCACTTGAACCATCAACACCGCTAATACCTGATGTTCCAGATGTTCCAGTACTACCAGTAATAGTTACCGTAATGTTTCCACTACCATCATTAACAACGGTTGCACCGCTAAATGTCATACCTGTGACATTGGCTACTGTTGTCGTACCATCACTAACACTAAGTGGACTACCTCCACCACCTGATGTGAATCCTGAAACATTTACTGAAGAACCATCACTATTATTTAAGGTAAGTGTACCTGTTCCACTATCGTATGTTCCACCTGTTACCGTACCTGTAAATCCTGTGATTGTAACTGTCCCACCAGTGTTGTTATATAAATCTAATGTAGTAGTACCTGAATTGTACGTACCACCTGTAATCTGAATATCAGTACCATAGAATACTCTCCAACGAGCATTTTCTCTCGTATCATTATACCCTTCAATTGTTGACGCAGTCCATGCGTTAATAAAATCTTTACCGGCTTGAGAACGACTATTAACCGTTGTTGAATAGTCAGTTACTGTTTTTGCAGAATTTCCTGTAAGTCCCGATAAAGAATCCCATAAAAATTCATAATTAGGTATTACGTATTGATAAACAGTATCAGTTTCTTGGACATAAACTTGCATACCCAATCTTCTTCTACCTGAAGATATATTATCGGAATTTAAACTTATACCATCTGGCGAAAATGATGTTCCCGTCCCTTTTGTAAAATTAATTGGGATTGTATTTGCCGACAATTGTATATTTGAAGGGTATGTTGTTGCAGTTAATATAAGTTCTAAATCCCTTAAATAATAAACCTCCATATAACCCCCAATAGTTAATACCGAAAAATTAGTACCAAATGTCGAGGTTCTTGCAACACTTTCACTACCACTTAATTGTGCTGATGATAAAGGGTTTTTATATTCAAATGCCATATTTCAATTTAATTATTATTCAATTTTATTCTTAAGATTTAGTATCCCCCTTAATCCATAAAGTCGCACCTAATGGTGGTGTTGTTGGTACAAAATAAAGTTCATTCATCCACAATATTCTATAAACTCCCGCAGGAATAACACATCCACCAGGCACTGTCACATTTATTGACGCATTTCCTGCGTCAGGTATACCATTATCAATGATTCCAACCGAACAAGCAGCTCCTGTACCAACATCTAATGTCATATTGTTCATGGTACCTCCCACACCATTCAATGGTACCCAAACAGTATAAACATATTGTTCTGTAGGATTAACCATTGTTGTTGTAATACCAATACTACCAAATGTGTATTGATTTTGAGAACAACCTTGTGAATCAACCCCTGTACCTGAAGCCTGTCTGATTGAATTTTTAATTGTACCAACATTGGTTATAAAATTACCACTTGAACCTGACCATCCAGGATATTGAGCATAGATTGCCATGTCAGCAGCATATGTTGCCCCACCTGCGGGTCCACTACTATTATTAGTAAATCCATTGTAGTTACCACCAGCGTTACTTGTCCATAAACCTATATCACCTTGTGATGTTGAATCTTGTGGTTCAGGGAAAATGTATGCACTAAATGGAACATTAGTCGGTGTTGGTGTTTGTGTTAATGTTGGTGTATTAGTTGGTGTTTCTGTATTAGTTGGTGTAGGTGTTGCAGTATTACTTGCCGTATTAGTCGGTGTTTGAGTATTAGTTGGTGTTTGGGTTGGTGTTGCAGTGTTAGTTGGTGTATTTGTTGGTGTTACAGTTGGTGTTTTAGTATTTGTAGGTGTTTGAGTATTTGTAGGTGTTTGTGTTATAGTGTTAGTTGGTGTTACAGTTGGTGTTTGAGTATTAGTTGGTGTAACACTTGGTGTAGGCGTTGTAGTATTAGTTGGTGTTTGTGTTTGAGTATTAGTAGGTGTATTAGTATTTGTTGGTGTTACACTCGGTGTCTGAGTGTTAGTTGGTGTTATTGTTGGTGTAGGACTTGGTGTTGTGGTAACTCCAGTCATTGGGTCAGTAGGAGTTGGTGTTGGTGTAACTGTTGGTGTTGGTGTTGGTGTACATCCCGCACCTGAATCTGATAACGTTAATACAACACCATAAATCATTTCGGTCCTTGTAACTCCAGTATATACAGCAGTAGTTCCTGTAGAACCAACATAAATATCAAATGGACCAACAGCATTGTTAATACCATCAAACCTAACAATAATGTTCTGATTACAACCTGTAATGGTGTATTGATTAGTTACCGCATTAAGACATCCACTAGCCTCATTAACTACGATAATATCATAAATTTGCCCCATTCTATTATTTTATTTCTTAATAAATACAATGACATTGTAGTTTATAAAATAATATTTTTTTTTTCTATAAACTTAAATTACAATTGTATCAAAAATACAATCAGGATTGTCCAAGGCAATTGTAAAAATACAATCACTTGCAACGATTTGAATTGTAAATCCGCAACCATATCTACATTCAAGAATTTTAAATTTTGAACACCCATTAGCGTCAGTTATTTTTAACATGATTGCAGGCGCATTATCAAATATTGTGGGAAGATAAAAATTTTCAGTAGGTGGAACCGCTCCACTAATTGTTCCAACAAAATATTCATTATTACCATAAACATCAGAAACATACACCTGATATGGTGATGTACCTGTTATTGATATGATTTCTATCATTGCCATATTAACTCACACAATTAATATCATATTGGATTATTAGGTCAATTACAATTTGTTGATTTGCCAATCCACCTTCTGTAGATATTGTTACCACACTTGTTGTAGTATCTATCGTAACACTACTAACACCGGGTATTGATAATAAAATTGTTTCAACCGCATCGTACCATTGTTGATTGGTTGGAATATCTAATAATGTTGTACCCGTATAAAAAGAATCTGTATATGTCACTCCACTAACCTCTACTTGAGCAACAAAAGTTGCTGCACTTAATAAACAATTGGTGTGTCCAGATATAATATCATAATAACCTTCATTTAACATTTGAAGAATACCTCTCTCTGTTCCCGAAGTATATTGAAATTCTTTTTCACACATTGTGTAAATTTGATATGTTGATTCAATTGCCGTACAACTTATAATAGTACTCCTTGTTTGAACACATCCATTATCATCAACAATTGTTAAACTGTAAGTTCCACCCGTAAGACCTGTTACCGTTATATTTTGTGGATTACCACTAATATTATTGGACCAAGTAAATGTAAAAGGTGGTGTACCTGAACTAATTAATGCCGTTATTGTACCACCTGAACCAGTTCCACAACTTGTTGGATATAAAGAATATTGTAATGGTGTACCGTATGATACGGTAACATTTCCTGTTTGAACACAACCTGTTGTGTCAGTCACAGTATAACCATAGGTACCAGTTCCCAATCCATCAAAGGTTGCCGCACTAAAACTAGTGTTAACCGACTGACCATTACTTAATTGGTAGGTATATGGTGCCGTACCACCTGTTGATAATGTGAGTGTAACAGTACCGTTATTTAAATTACAAGTTGAACCTGAACTTGATGTTGTTACAGTGTAAAGATTTTGGGCAATAATAGTTATTTCTTGTTGATATAAACAACTAGTACTATCAGAAACATAAACAGTATAAGTTCCACTTTCTAAATTAACAAAATCATAAGCAGTTGAGTTTGAAACTGCATTGACTACTGATGAATCGGGATAAACTAAAGTATATGTGTATGGAATTTCACCACCGTCTAAAGTAATTGATATTTTACCATCACTACTACTACATGTAGAGTTAGTTTGAGTAACAGATAAACTATTAAAAGTGTTTGGCGTTTGTAAAACTGTTGAAAATGTTGCTTTACATAAAGCAGCATCAGTAATATCCACCGAGAATGGTCCTGAAGATAATCCCGAAAAAACATATGATGTTGCATAGGTAATTGCAACTGTACCATTTGAACCCGAATAATAGTAAGGTCCAGTTCCTCCAGTTATAGTTAACGTAAGTGAACCATCGGCAACAAAACAAGAAGGTGTAACCGCAGTCCATGAACCTAACCCAATACTTGGGACAAAATCTACTGTGGCCACTTGTGATAATACACAACCATCCGATGAAGTTACTGTAACCCCATAACCGCCAGCAGTAAGACCCGTAATAGTATCACCTGTAACACCATTAGACCATTCATAAGTAAACGGAGCATTACCCGTAACTCCTGTAACATAAACTTTTCCTGTTGGACTAGCACATTGAGTATCATTTACAATATAAAATCCGTAATCAAGCGTATTAGATGAATAGATTATACACGTTTCAGAAGTTCCTGAACAACCAGCACAATCAACAGCTGTTACTGAATAAGTTCCAGCGGATAAATTATTAAAAGTTCCAATATTTGTTGAACTTGTTTGTGAATCAACAAATCCATAAGCGGAATATAAATAATAATTGATAACATCACAACTTGATGTTGCGGTTACCGTCAATGAACCATTATCTAAACCACATGTTGTTGCAACTTCAGTTTGAAATCCAATTGTCAACCCCGAACCAATAACAACGTTAATATAAAATTCGTTATTTGTAGGTGCTGTAGAGTCATTTGCTCTAACATAGTAAGTTCCCGCAGGTAAATTTGTTTTGTAATCACCCGTACCTAAGTTTGGATAATACCAATCAAAAGTATATGGTGGTGTTCCCCCACTAGCCGTAATCAATGCCGAACCCAACCCTGTTTCACAAGCACCCGTAACTGTTAGGGTATATGCAAATGTATTACCATTATTATATGGTGATGATGATGGTGTTGGAGTTGGTGGTAGTTCCGTTGGCGTAATTGTTGGTGTTGGCGTAATTGTTGGTGTTGGCGTAATTGTTGGTGTTGGCGTAATTGTTGGTGTTGGTGTTGGAGTTGGTGGTAGTTCCGTTGGCGTAATTGTTGGTGTTGGCGTAATTGTTGGTGTTGGTGTTGGAGTTGGTGGTAGTTCCGTTGGCGTAATTGTTGGTGTTGGCGTAATTGTTGGTGTTGGTGTTGGAGTTGTTGGGCAAGGCGAATATGTTTCACAATCGGGACAATCTGAAAATGTTGATAGATAACTAAAAACACAATTATTGTCGGTATATATTGTTGACCCTGTGTATCCAGTAATTACTGTTGCACAACCATTAAAAGTTCCACCAGTTCCAACATAGTTAAGGAACATTGTTGTACCATTAACATAATCGGAACCTAATTCAATATCACCACGTCTGAAACTAAATGTTGAACCATCGCAACATGCCGAAAATGTGTAAAACAAATTGTATGGGTACATATTGGTGTTAACTGACGGACATCCTGTTGACGAATTACAAGCACCACCAGCATTTGTCGCGTCAGGTGATAGGTATGTTGAACTCGGAATACCACCAGCACTTGAAATATAAGCATAACACGCACCATCACCGCTATAAATAACATAGCTTTGGTTTACAGTCCATCCACTCGCATCATCAATAGTAAATGTTTTATAAATTGTATCTCCTGTATAATTGAAACAATTTTGAAATAATTTATCTACTAACGCCATAACTATTAAATATTATTATAAGGTAGTTTACTGACAACTAATGTCTATATTAACCCCCACGTTTATTTGTAAAGTAATTGGTTCTGAACTTGAAGCACATGTCAAGTTATATATTGTAACCTCATTACCGTTCACATAAAAGAAATAACCATAATTAACTAATTGTTGTAAATTTAAAATAAGTGCTGTCTTCCATTGGTTATTTGTTGGGACTTGTCCTGTTCCATAACCATCAAAAAATTTATTTTGTATTACAGTTGTACCATCAATCTTAACATCAACATACCATTGTGAATACAATGAGTTTGCGTTACAATCTGAAAGGAGATAACCTTGTGTATCTAAGTAATTATATAATACGTTATATAGTATTTCTGAGAATGACGTAACATCACCAGGATTTGCTCCAATCCAAGGGTATATTGAACATGTTGCACTTTGTTTGGTACAATCAAAAGAGAATAGTTGACTTGTTACTAAACATGGGTCATTTTCAATTGGTACTAATTGACAACCTCTTTGTCTTCTATAAACATATTTTTGTCTTTGTAATGCCGAGTTTTCTAAACGGGTACCAGTATTCCATATTGTAGAGGCTGGAATCATTTGTTGTGTTAATCTAATCCAATATGGACCAAGACCATCAACATACTCAATTAATTTTTGATATGTAAAATTATCATTTGGAATTCCAACATTTTCTTCAGAAAGAAGGTAATTGTAAAAAATATTTAATAGTGTTGGATATCCACCTGTTTTACCATCTGTTGAATACCACCTATCTCTAATATTAATTGTATTGTTAACAAATGTTTGAGCAAATTCAAAAAATGTTTTTTTGTTTGCTTCAGGATTAATATATGTCCAATCATACGTTCCTAAACTTGGGTATGGCGATGTCATTCCTGCATTAGGAATTGGGTAATTATAATTCTTGGACATTGACCAAACATTATAAAGAATACCTTGACCAGGGTTCATAAACAAATCAACATTTTTGGCATTAAGAACTAATCTGTCATCTGAAACCACGTAATACGCATTGTACCCCGATTCAACACTAACTCTGAATGTTGGTGGTTGCCAACTTTTTTTATTGTCAGGAACAAGTTTCAAGTTATAACCCAAATTCATATATGGGAAATTTCTGAATCTATCAAAATATTCTTGTCCGTAAGTAAAAGGTTGTAATGTTGTTTGAACATTTGGGCTATTACCTGTAAAAACCGATGTGGTTTGATTTACAATTTGTGGACTTCTGTGTTGTGGTGTTGATTCAAACCATCCTGCACCTTTTTCAAAATAATAATCAGAAGTTTCAATTGGTGCTCTTGGATAACCAAATTCATCAACGGGATAATCATCAATTGTTTCACCCACAAAAAAAGTTTGTGTTGATGATGTAAATGCTGTGTATGTTTGACCGTAAATTGAAAAGGTATTACCCGTTGCTAACGCTGTTGTATTTTCAATATATGTACCGCCAGTAATTTGAGCGTACTGCTCACCAAATTGTCTCATATTGATTCTTTGGTCGGCAACATAAACGTGTTCATTAAATTCAACCAACGCTTCAGGAGCTCCAACCAATCTTAATGTAAACTCAACTGAACGTCTCGTACCTTTGGATTTAAAAAGATATGCTGAGTTTAATATTAAGTTTCTATAAAATTGATAATTTAATTCTGAAGGTGTAAGTTCTCTTGAAAAACCAGCGTATTGTGTAACACCTGTTGACGAGTATACCGAATCTAAAAAGTTTTCATTTGTAATTGGTGATATGTTTGTACTCCATCCTAATGTTTGTGCTAAATTTTTCAATAACATTGATGGTATATCATTCCCTGGCGTGTAGTTAACAGAATTCATGTACGCTAAGGCATCAATGAATTGTTTTACTTGGTCAAAACTTCTTCCGTATATTTGTAATACTTTAGCAACTCTATGGTCTGGCGTGTCAAATTCTAAAAATGATTCTGTTGTTAAGAAACGGGTAATTAAGTTTGTCTTGAATGAATCAAAATTAATTGCGATTTCATTTAACTTTTCAAGATAGGTCGTAAATAATGGAGTTCTAATATCTAAATTCCAAAGACCGTCTTTAGGCCAAGTTAATGTAGATGTTTGTATTGATACAACACCAGAATCAGTTTCAACAGGAACATTAAATGTTGCCGTATATGGTGGTGTCGCCAATCTATTTAATAAAAACTTTTCAACCTCATCAAAATCTTCCGAAAATCCTTTTTCAGTATAATATGTGTTTGGTTTAATATAGATTGAATCTACCGTTGATGTAACACTAATGAATGGTTGTCCAGTAACGATAATTTTAAGATTACCTGAATATAAACTATCTGTTGGGTCTAAATCAATAATTGGGTATTCATTACCATTTACAAACAAACTATAATCTCGGTATCTATTTGTTAAATCCCTAATTGGTGAAAATTGTTGTTCTCTATTTTGAAGATTAATTATAGAATTAACAGAATAATCAATGTTGAATGGGTTTTTAATCCTTGTTGCATCAATCGTAAATTCAGTTTCATTTGGTACAGGACTATATACGATATTTTCCGCAGTTAATCCTGATGTGAAATCATAATAGATTGCATCAACTTCAATTGCCGCAGGAAAGAAGTTTAATATTTTTTGTATTGATACTTCAAATCTTTTTTGTAACGAACCAAATATTGTAAAATTAGTTACAACTGATAAATCATAATTTGGATAAACTCTATATTCCTTTGCTAATAACTCTCTTGAAGCATTTATTGAATCTAAATCTAAATCTTGTAGAGAAACAGGATTTTGAAACGTTCCAATGTTAAATGTTCTATTTGTTTTTTCTGAAAGTCCTAAATCAAATTCAAAATTTCCTTGTGTCAATCCACCACCTTGCACAGTCTGTAACCCTACGATATTATCAAAGGGAGTTCCGGCACCTGAAGCCGCTGTGTTAGGTATGAATGTTTTAGCCATTATTGAGCTGTAATATTTTGATAACTTTTACTGAAGTCAATATTAGTACCTCTATTATCTTTAACCTCATACAACAAGTTATTAAAGTCATCTTTAATTTCATACAAGTTAAATTGTTGATAGATGTTGTTTTGAGCATCATAGATAGTGTAGATACCATCCTCCATAGATTTAGTTTGATTACCATAAAGAGCAATACCCAATGTATCAATGTCATATTCAGAAACTTGAACCTCTAACATTAATGGATTGAAGTAAGTATTTGATAATACAATACTCTGAGCTGGTTGTCCAATATATGGTGTGGCGTTTGGTTTGTTTGTTGGTGATGAACTTGGTGATAAAGTACAAAACACCAAATTAGTTTGACCTTCAGTATATCTATATCTAACAGCCTTTTGTAAAGTATTAGTTAAATTTTGAATAACAGGCTCACAATAAAAATTTGAAGTAACAATCCTAAAGAAGTTAGGTATTTTACTACCATCAGAGTTTAAATATTCAATTCTAAATCCAACAAGTCCTTGAGCAACAAATTTATTAACATATTGACTTGGTACGTTACTTAAATCAATTACAATTCCTTTAACGTTTGGTAATGCTGATAACACACCACAATCAGTAATACTTGTTCTAATTTCCGCTGGTCTTATATAAAGAGTGTAGATACCTAATTGAGTGAATGTTTCTGCAGGTAATCTAAGATTGTATAAACCACCCAAGATTTCATTTGAGTTTCCGCCAGTTGCAGCATTATTAAAATAAGGTCTTAATATTGTTGTTGCATCCAAAGTGGTTAGAACAAAATTGTCCGTTACATCTCTTGATGGTGTATAATTCATGACGATACTTACGTCTTCGGGTGATACATCTGCCGGTCTTATTGTACCATAGGTTCCTGTAGCCATTTTTTTATTTTATCTATTAGTAATAAATACCATTTTTATTTTTTTATGTAACATTAAAAAAGTAATATCCATATTTTATTAAGTCTCCCAAATTATCAACCTCACCAATTCTTTGTATTCTTTCATACGCCGAATTTTTACCTCGTTCAATGAATATATTGGATTGGACTTCAGCTTGAGCAATGACACCCAACAATAATTCATCTTTTACTAAAGGTTCTTGTACCATCCAATCTGCCGTTAAACCCGATGACTGAAGAAAGAAAATTGTAGTTCCATCAGCATAGTCAACATAGTCAACATTCTGTATTGTATATGCTGTATAAACTAAATTAATTTCAGTAATAATACCATAATCAACATTATTCTTTTGAACAGGTACCAATAATTTAAATTTTGGTGTACCATAAAATGCCAAGTCATTAATTCTTGAGTCGGTATATCCACTAACAGTAAATGGTACTGAAACATATGCCGATGAAACTTGGTCTTCAACTAAATTAACACTGTCACCAGTAAAAATATAGTTGTACGATATTGGTGTTGCACTCCAAGAACCAACATTTGGTGTAAAGTATGCAGTTCCACTTGGATTAAAATCAGGAACTTCAACATATGGTGTTTGAATATTTTTAGATACCGTTGTGTTTCCCCAAGGATTATTTTGTGATAATGTAATTGTATATTCACTTGGGTTTGTATTATACGTGTGAACAATAGAATTAGGTGCGTACGTATTAATTGGTTGTAATGGTGTTCCATCACCCCAATCTAAAAAATATGTTGATAACTGAAGGTAGGCATTAAACTCAACATCTGCGGTATTATAAACATACCAAGTAAATGGATTTCCTGTTGTGGATGAAAATATAAAATTGTTTACAACATTTATTTGTGAAATTGCACCATCAAATACAGAGTAATAACCCAAATCAATTGTATTTTGTGTTAAAAGAATTGGAACTGTAAGACCTGTTAAACTTGATGTGTTGTTAACACCACTTGTTAAAGTTTGAGTCATAGATGAATACACCCCAAATGTCTCACCTGAGTAAGTAACATCATGAATGATTGTATTCAAGACTTCGGGTGATACCCTGATATTCATTACTTGTGTATCCATTATGGGTTTACGTATTCATACCATTTTATCGGATTTGAAACTGTTCCGGCTCGTACCCCTCTTGGGTAATCAAACACTTGATATGTTTGTGTTACATAATCTAAATCTACTTTGTAGTAAAAATATTCTTCAGATGGAAAATCATAATAATTTGGTAAAGAACTTTGAGGTGCTTTCATCATTTTTATAAACTGTCCTGTATTACCATCAAAGAACTTGGCCGTCATATAAAAAGTATTGATATTCAAGAATTGTCTTGATTTCAACCAATAAAGAAAAAACCCTTCTTTATCACCAATATAATCTAATTGATAACTTGGTCTTTTAATTGTAACCGCTGTTGTATTATTTAAAACTGTTGGTTGAAACTTTCCTTGTTGTACTGGTAATATTGTAGTAAAATAAGATTTTTGTGTTCTTGTAGTTGGACTATCATAAAAATCTATTTTCCAAAAAGATTTTGTAAATGATGGACTGTAATAATATACTTGGTCAGCAGTAAATTTTGCTAAGTAAGAATTTTCCCAAAAATTGTTAACCGCAAACACGGGATTGTTTAAATAAAAATCATAGTTTAAAGAACTTTTTGTTCCATCATATAACTGATGGTCAAACCTATTAACTTCGTAATCATCCCCTTGATTTAATATTTTTTCAATAATGGTTGACTCGTATTGTTCAATGGCTTGTTGCTGACCATAGAAGTCCCACTCTTGTTGAAGAGGTATAACCAAATCTTTGGGTTGGTTATTAAACAACACTCTTATCTTATTCGCATCCATCTATTATCGGGTCTGGTACAATTTGGTACAAATCTGTTATGTCAAATGACGCACCTTCAGGATATAATCTGAAAGTAATATCTTGGAATGGGTAGTGGGCAGTATTCAAGTATGGATAATCAACACCTCTACCTAAATTGTCAATATACCCATATTCGTAAATATCTCTCCAAAACCATAATTTGTTGTTATTACTGAAGTAAGCCCAATATGGAATTCCTTCAGTTCCACTTTGTTCAGCAGTTTCAATATAATCTGAAAACACTTTCAAGGTAATTGGATAATGAACTTGGTAATAAAACCCACTTGGGTTTGTAGATGCGGTAGGTGCAATATCAAACGCTTTTTGGTAATAGGTCATTTTATTCATGTAGTTTGAAATAACCCTTTCTGATTGATTACTTTCATTCCACTCACACCAATCACCATACATTGTATCCCCACTATATCTTGGTAGATTAACCGTAAAATTATAAGGAACACCATTTTGTGTTTTTGTGTATCCTGATGTTGTGTTATTTTCTAATGATGTTGGATTTGTTGTTGCCCACCACGGGTTTGTTGTCTTTGGCACCATATTAAATCCCCAACCTCTTCTTAATTGATTGAACCAACCAAAGTATCCAACGTTTTGAAATGTTGCAAACACTTGTGTTAAAGGTTTTTTATTATTATCAACTTGATTTGTAACTTCCAAATCACGAGCCATGGTAATATTATATGTGTTTGAGCTTTGATAATTAACAACCCTTCCAACATTGTTTGGTGTTAATGAAGAAAATTGATAAAATGAACCATCACTAAATGGATTCAATTCAAATCCGTTTCTTGTAATGATTGAATCATGTGGATTACTAATAATCTTATGTAATCTAACATAATATTTTGATTTTGTTTCACCAGAATTATTAATGTCTATGATTCGTTTAAAGAATCCTTGATTACCACTATTAAATGTTGAACCCGTAAATCCAACATTGTATATACTAAAAATATATTCATCTGAACCAATTGTATTATCACCCAAATAAGAAACTTGGAATGTGTTAACACCACTATAATTAAATGACAATTCAACATATTCATTAACAGATAACCCGTGTGGAACAGGGCAAGTAAACTGAATTAACGGTGTTCCATTTTCAGTTCCTTGAGATATTTTAAATGGTATTCCATCCCCTGATACCCATGGTGTTAATGACTGACCATTTGAAAAGTAATATTGCATTGGTACCGTATAGTCATTTTCATATGGATAGGATAAAACAACATTCCAATTATATGTTGACGCACTTTTTGCAACAAAATTTAATTGGGTTGATTCCACATCTGTTCTAATAAATTCAAATTCTTGATATGTTGGTAATCCACTCCATATCCCATTGATTACAGACAACTCGGGATTAATATAATATAAATTATCTCTATACGGTTTGTAATTACTATAACCTACCAAGTTATTTTCGTAGATATATGATAACTTAACTGTTGGTCTAAACAATACAGATTTTTGCCTTTCAGCATCAAACAATGTTGCTAAATTAACATTAACAGTTCTATCATAATCAATTACTTGTGATTGTGTTTGATTTAATTCTGTTACAAAAGATAAATCTGCATCGGGTGCCGACTTATACCTCAAATCAGGTTTAACTACTATGTAATTACTTTCGCTCATTCTTCTGATTTAATATATAATTTTGTAAATTTATCCATGGCAGACGAACCTTTCTTTAAACCGAAATAAAAATACCATGGTGCACTTGTTATAGTTTCATTATTATTACCAAGTGCCGGTGATTGGGAATATTGTCCCAAACTATTTGTTTGGTAAATGTAACCTTTTCTGTTTTGAATTTGATTGTTTCCTCCAATGAACATTGGGTTTAACATTCTATCTAAATTTTGATATTTTTCTTTGTAAGCATTACCTTCTGTATACCAATTGTTTTCCTCGTTACCAAAAATGGACGGTTGACCATCAATATATGCTGTATTTGACCATCTATAAAATGGAACTTCTTGTGATTTGGTTCCTAAATAATCGGCAATTAATGTATTTCCAGTAAATGTTCTGTCTATTCTACGTGGTGATATTAAATCCCTTTCTTCAGTATACCCACTATAAAAAATACCAAATACCGAATTTTTTTGATTATCAACAGACACATAAACAACATTGTCAGTTGTTGTTGCAGGGTCATCAAAATAATTATCCGCAGTATATGGTACAATACCATACTGTGAATTGATTTGTAACATCTGAGCATAATCACCATCAACCCTTAATTGGGGTCTACTGAAAAATGCAGAAATTGATGTGTCTAAACCTGTTTTGGTTGATTTTAATAGGTTAGAGTTTGATATTCTTGATATTATAAATAATTGCAATAAATCAGACACATTGTTCCAAGATGTTGCATTGAACCTATCCATTTGATATCCAAAGTAATTTGGACTTTTGTTTACATCTTTACTCCAAATAAATTTTGGACCCAAATCCATAATTGTAGTTGGGTATAATAAGTTTCTATCATTCACTGGTGAATTAAATAGTCCTGATGGTGGGTATTGACCTATAAAATTTTGACCATCCCATGGACTTGAACGATAATAAAAATTATTAGATTGTGGTTCGTACACTATTGTATCGGCACAAAAATTATAAAAGGCTTTATTTAAAACAACTGTTCTAACAATTGGCTCATTCTTAGCATTAAATCTAACAGCATTTTGGAATGGGAACGCAAACAATGTTCCATTTATCCAAGAGTTTACAAACGTATGTGAAAAAGTTCCTTGACATACTGCAATCATTAATCTAAGTCTTCCAATCCATTCTATAATTAATGAATAATCATTGTTCCTACCAAAGAGGGTACCAATTGGTTTGTTTACTAATATGTAACAACCCTTAACAACAACTTTATCTCCCTTTTTAGTATTAGTATTACATTCATTGGTTGCGGGTAATGCAGTAAAATTTCTACCGTCACCTTGATAACAAGACAAATCAACCATACCATTACAGGTAAATGAATTGGCGATAGCATTAAATGTCGCACCTGTTACTAAATCAGGATTTTCTGTTGGGTCACTAAAATCAAATGATGGTACAACAAGTTGGGTATTAGATGTACCATTATCATCGACAAAGGTATAAGGTAATGCGTTTGATGCTTGCCAAGCAAAATAGTTATTAGCACTGCCATCAAATATAGTACCTACTGGTAATCTATCTGACCTCATAACCATTTTATCTTTATAAACAACCATCTTAGCAGGAGCATATCTTGCCCAAGATGGTGCAAAATAAAGCCACGGTCTTGTATCATTGTTGTCATTACCGTTATTGTCTTTTTTAATTTTCTTAGCCTTTTCTGCCCATATAAACGAACCACCTTCAATATATTCACCTTGTATATAACCCTCAGTACTACTATTTGCAACTAACTGTCCACTTCCACCATTGTACACCATATCACTTGTTAATAAACTATCAGGATTGTCGTTGTTAATTGGATAATCATCAACTTGGTTCATATCCAACGATGAATAATAGTTTTGAAGTGTAGTGGTATAAGCACTGTATTGAGTACCAGCGGTGTATTGGAAAGAGTTAAAATACAAATATCCATTTGAATTGGATTGTAAGTTATTTGTTAATTCTGCGTTTCTTACGGTCTTTAACCCTTGTTGAACGGGAACGTTCATGTAAAAGTCACCACTAATAACTTTTCTACCATAACTACTATAACCAAAAATTCTTGATAAATCATATTTGATTGATTTACGTCCACTGTGTGGGTCAACACCCCTAACCATAAAGACTAAACTAATTTCACCACCAATCCATTGTCCAATATATGAATCGTAAAAATCATGACCGTCTTTACCATCATTTCTAAAAAGTTCAATTTTTTGGTATAATTGACTTAATAAATTTCCTGGTAAGACCGAACCAGCAGGTGCTGGAACTGAACAAGAATTTATATTATCTATACTGAATTTTTTTGTTGAGCTTAAACTATTTTCACACGCACATATATCTTCGGTCGCACCATAAGTTGTATTTGTGTCTTGGTCCACAACAATACCAATTGTTGCTGTTTGTGAAGTTCCATTGTAATCCGTATAATTAATTGTGATTGGATTTTTAGTTTGATTCGTTACAGTATAATTAAGGTAGTTACAAGTTGTAGTTCCTTTAGCATATGCCGCGTTTTGAGATACAAAATCATTATAAGTAACACCAGTAATAACTTGGAAATATTCAATGTCCGTTGGGAACTTGTAAGATTTAGTTTCATTTGGTACTGTCGGGAAATTATATGTTACAGTACTATTTGATAAATTTGGTGATGTTGGATTGGCAAATGTCATCGTTACACTTTTACCAACGTTTGTTGTTCCTGTTATCCCTGTTTCAGGTGTTGAAGTCGCACCACTTGTATTTGGGTCAGTTGATTTGGTCAACTCTTGGAAAGATAATAGTTGCCCCGAAATAAAAGTATTTTGAACATCTGGGTCAACAAATACCGCCATGATATTATCAAAGTGATTTGTATTTGAATTGTACTTTGGTTCTACTTGTACTTTAATTCTGTTTGAACCAGCGTAGGGGTCAGTATCAAAATATTTTGATTTTAAATTATACTTGTTGATAATTTCCCATGGTGGTAATTTATCAATAAAATCAAAATCATTATTATCATTTTTTCTAATTGGGACTCTAACACTTTCAGTATTAAATCCTTTACCCGCAAAAACTTCTTGGTGTTCTGTTACATTAGATTGATTTGGATTCCAATTGTCATACACAAAAAAATCGGCATTTAATGATAATGAATTTTGTGCCGCGGCTTCTTGAATTGCTGTTAACTCATCATTGTCTTGTGGTACAGGTTCTTGTTTACATTCACAAAACTGACATTCAGGATATGTTAAATTTGGTAATGTTATTTTACTAAATGGATTTGTTAATTCTTTAAAAAGATTTTGAAAATTGTATGGTTTTGGGCAATTTATTTGATTATCAGCACCACGCAGTTTATTAATCGCTTTACAAATAACTGAAACAATTGTCAAAATTGTTCCAAACACAACTTTTAATAATACACTTATAATTGGCCATATTAATGCTAACACATGGACAATAGGTAATAAAATCATAATTGTTAATGATGCTGTATATAACAAATACGTCACTAAGGTTGGTATTATACTAAAATTTTGTCTTAACCCATCTGTGGCCGGAAATCTATTATTTTCACTTTCACATTCAGTATTAGTAATTTCTTTAATACCAATAAACTTTTTTCTATTAGTACCTTTTTTATATTCATCAATTAATTGTGATACCGTATAGACTTTATTATATTGAAACTCATAGAATGTATCTTTACAATCAATAGCATCTTGTGCGTTAGTATATCCACTCCAATCTAAACCAAAATAATAAGAACCTATTAACTCTTGATAACCCACATTACTGTCAGGTTTATAAATTGGGTCATTGTATGGGTCAGCAGTACCCCAACCATATTCTTTAATATTTGGTACTAAATAATATGCTCGTCTAACTTCATCCTTTGCAAAGTTGGCTGGTTGTGAATATTTTATTTTAAATCTATATTTTCCTCTAGTTGGTATACCAATTTTTGGGTCAGGACTTAAAACTTGTTCACCAAATTCATTAGTGGTTACATAATCCAAATTCATTGGAACTTCTAATAACCATGTTCCATCACTATCAATTGTTTTTGCCCCTTGTGGAAATTGAGCTTGTTCTAATATAGGTCTACCTTGGGTGTCTTGAAAAATGGTTTGTCTGACACCAATGATTTCTCCAGGTGCGGTTTCTAATGAACAAAGACTTCCTAAATCTTGTGGTGGTTTACAATTCTTTGGTAAAGCATAATCTTTACTATTTGTAATCAAAGAACCCATAAACATGGCTGTTGGAGATATATTAATACCTGATTGACGTAAATCAAAATCAGTTCTTGTTATATCAATTTGACAAATTTCTGGTTGTCCCCAAAATGGTTGTACATTTACACTTTGGTTTAAAGTTACGATTTGTGGTAGTTCAAATAAGTTAGTTGAACTTTTAAAGTTCACACCGTCAAATTGGTCTGCGGTTGCTCTACCCATTCTGATTAAATCTTGTGGTGATAATGAGAATGGTCCGATGTCAGACAAATCCATATCCATAACAACAGTATACGTTCCGATTGGAACACCCATTATCATATAGTCACCACTACCATTTGATTTAACAGTGAATTTATAATACTTGTCATAAACCTCAATCAACGCTGGGTTTGTTAAAATATCATTTTTACTTGGGAATGTTCCTGTTGGGATATGACCTGTATGTTGTTGCTCATAAGGTAATAGATTATATCTATATCCATCAGCGTTTACATCATTAAGACTTCGGTAAGGATATAAATCATAAATTATTTCATCATTTAAATCTTCATCTGTTATTGGAATAAAAACAGAAACTCTTACATTTGGAACACCGTATCCACCATTGGCAAGAACACGACCTACAATTACACCATAGTCTGCACACATTCTTGTGTAGACATCTTCACTTCTGACTTTTAAAGAAAGTATCTCTAACTGGTCAAAATCTTGTTCTAATTCTATATTGACTTGTCTATCAACACCAACTTCTGTACGTATTCTATAAGTTTTGGACATTCCTTTTACTTTCTATCATAAATAGTTTATACACTATTTTATAATAGTAGTTAAAGAATGAATAAAATAAATTATCAAGAGAAGTTTGTTGTCTGGTAATTTTTAACTCTTACCGTAATATCTTTAGTTGGGAAATGGACTTGGTAAATCTGATTTGGTTCTGCAAATATTGTGTTGTCCACTAAAGAAATTTTCTTTGTTGCCGCATCTGAATAAGGCATTGCTGTTTGTGCCGAACTATATTGACCACCAACTTTGTTAAATACTGAAATGTCAGTAACACTTAATACACCATTTTCTGCTTGTAATATTCTATTCAATTCAGATAATACAATATTTTCACCCAAACCTCTTACAGTAGGACTAAAGAATGTGGTGACTCTATCCACAATGTTTGAAATAACAACTCCTTGGTTTTGTGTAGCATCTAAAACAACTGAAATGTCTAACGCCAAATCAATTACTTCTGCACTTCCAATAACAACATAATCATTAATCATTCTATAATTTGACAAATATTCCGCCAAATTTTTCTTCATAGTTTGTGAAACTTCAGATGTTAAATTACCTGTAGCATCATATGATAATACATTGATATTAATTTTATTATTGTTTTCAGTAATAGATACTTTGGCAGGTGCTCCAAATTGACCCGGCATATTTCTTATAATCGCTTCGTAGTCATGTATTGTAACCGCTCTGTTTTGTGCTGCAAAGTTAAACGTTACATAATTTCTAACTTCTTCAGTTGATGGATATCCTGCTCCACCAATCGCGGCCGTTACGTTATTACAAGCTAATGAATTAATTACAGAATTATTTATAATATCAGAAGGTCCATTAACAAAGAAATCAACAGAACCAATTTGTGTAATAACATTAACACCTAAGTTTGTACCTTGTCCACCACCAATTCTATATTGTATAAACATTGTTGTATTTGCTTGTGGAGCATTACCCAATGACATTGAATTGTTTTGGTATCTTTGAATCTTTAACGGTACATCAAGTGCTGTAAACTCTCTAAGTTGGTCTTCAGCAGTATTTGTTCCTCCACCAAAAGTAAGTTTTATAAAACCTTCAGGTGTGTATTCTGTAATAAATCTATCTTGTGTTTGTATATATCTTCCAACTTTAATTGCTGGGTCATCTGATGGTTTTGTAGGGTCCTCAATAAAAACTCTATCTTCAGCAAGTGCCGATACTTCATACCATCTACCTTGCACACCTAAAAATTCTTGTGCCGTTGGTACGTTAGAATAAGATGTACCATCTCTTTGAATTATTGATGTGACTCCTAAAACATTTTTTTCAGGTAAGAAAAATTCAAAGAAAGGTCTAACATCATTTGGAGTTATAACTCTTTTGAATACCTTTGTAATACCATTTACTACAGTTTCTCTTTTAGTGATTGTGTAGTTTATTAAGTTGTTGTTGGCATCAAAATTTGGTATCTTTAATCTATTTGGTATACCATCAGCATTAAATGGTGATGCGAAATCAATATCATATATTGTTTCAAATACTTGACCTGAACCTTGAACTTGACTTCCACGTCTTAATGTTCCCAAATATCTTTCATCTTCTTTATCACCAAATGCCGGAACTGTAATTGAAAAATCAACCAAAGCTACAGATGGTCTTTGACCAGGAATTTTTAATCCATACGTTCTTGCAATGTTATAGATTGATGAACGTTGTTGTGCATATTGAAGAACTGTTTCTTGAATACTTCTATCTATATGATAATGTAAATTGTCGGCTACGGCTGCGTTTAAATCCAAGAATACAGAAAAAACTGAAGCATCATTGAAGTTATCAATCAATTCTGGATAATAAGTTTTTGTGTAATTAATTAATTCCTGACGAATTGCTTGGAAATCCCTTACGGTATATGATATTCTTCTTTGAGCCATTTATGTTAAATATTAAGTATTATAAAATCTTTTGAATTAAAAACGTCATTAGTTATAGAATAATCAATTCTTACCGTAGCTGTATACTCAGTAACATCTTGATTTGTCATTTGTAGTTGTGGATTAATAACATTTCCTGCTGTTGTTACAGTTGCTCCAGCCGCTTCACCAGTTGGTGCAGATATATTAATATTTGTTAATTGTAGTTGAGGCATAAATTTCTCAACAGAATCTCTTATTTCAGATTCAATGTTTTTAAAAGTTGGTCCATCCAAAGGTTCAAAAATGTATTCCAACAATCCAGTACCAAAATCAGGTAAAAAATATCTTGTACCTTTTCTTGTTAATAACAAGTGAATCAAATTACTCCTAATTTCTTCCGCAGGGTAATCTGAAAGGTCCAAATACTTACCATTATACGATTCTACGAAAGGAAAAGTTAATCCATATGTTTTACCATCAGCCATTATCTATAAATATAGTTGTATTTCCTTTTTTGTATTTAGGAAAATAAGGACAATGTCTACAACCTGAACCACAACAAGAACCTCTTTCCAAATGAAATTCTTCGGTAAAGACATATTTTCCATCTTCAATATAAAATGAAGAAGGGAGAAGTATTACCTTCTCCCCTCCATTTTTATCGTTATTATTAATATTACTTGATTTCACAAGCTCCACCAGCACAAGCCAATTCACCACTCAAATCTGTGTTGTCTTGTAATTCAACAACTTTTGATAAGTCAATTGTGTGAAGTTTAGCGAATAATCTTTCATATTCTTCTTTTGTACAGTCTTCAAATGGTGCTTGAATGTAACTTCCGCCATCGTGAGGTAATACAGATAAACCATTGTAGAAGTCACGGTTTTCCCACATCCACTCACCTGCCAATTCCCAATCTTCGTTTTTCAAACTGATTGTTGCTGATACGTTGTGTGTGTTTGAACCAGTTCTGTGACCAGGTCTTACCCACTCTTGTGTGATTTTCTTAACACGGTCCAACAATTGGAATGGAGATTCTGTTCTCAAAATTGCTCCTTCAGGAGATTTTTGTGGAACTGAAATAACTGCCGTGTCGTGTGGACGGAAGAATTCATCTTCAACCAACTCAGGGTGATACATTGCCAAGTATTGGTAAATTGCTTCGTTCTTACCAACACGGATTCTACGAAGGTAATAATCGTTGTGCCATGCGTGGATACCTGAAGATGTTCCCAATGTCAAAGATGTTGTCCCTGCTGGTTTTACGGTAGTTGTACGAGCCGACTTGTTAATACCAATCAACTCAGCAACTCTTGCGTTTTCTTCTTTAACAAGTTTAGCCGCTTCTTTCATGTTATAACCCAATACAACACCTGAACCGATACCTGTCATAGATACACCAATCAACGCTTCCTTTTCAGTTGTACGTTTCCATACGTCTCTCAAGTAATGGAAATCAGTATAACCTGCTTGAAGTGTTCCAATGAAAGTCGCCGCTTTAACACGGTTATTCAAATCTTCTTGTGATTCAATGTCAGAAACATTTACCTCACATAAGTTACAGAATTGGTTTGGTCTCAATGCTATCTCACAACATGGATTAGTACCCCAATCTTTATCATTGGTGAAATAGATTCCAGGTTCACCTGCTCCTGATGCTTCAACCCTTTTCCACAAGTCCATGAAGAAATCTTTTGTAATTTTATGTCTAACCAAAGCCGCTGAATTGTTAGCCCTACCTCTTTGTGGATTTGTTTCCCACCAAGAACCTGATTTACAAGCAATCATCTCGTTGTCATCAGCTGAGAATAAAGAAATCAAAGCCGCCCTACGAATACCACCAGCAAGAACTGCGTCTGCAATGTGACATATCATATCGTGAACTTCAATTGATGATAATTTTTGACCATCTTCTTTTGCGTCCAACATACCTTTCAATTTGTGAATACAATCTTTCAAAGGTTGAGGACCCGGTGCCTTACCACCTGATGTTACAAGTTGTGCCCCCTTTGGTCTAACGTCTGAAAAATCAAACTCAGGTGTTGACAAATGCTCACCAAAGTAAGATTTCATTAACACTTTAATTGCATCAGCCCATCCTTCAATAGAATCCCCAACCAAGAATCTTCTTGTTCTATTTGGGTTAGGTTTTCTAATTTCAGGAAGTTTTTCTACGTGATGTTTTTGAACTGAATATCCTACTCCAGTTCCACCTAATAACAAGAACATTGTTTCTGAAAATGCGTCCAAGTGGTCAATAGGAAGGTAAGCACAGTTGTAGATTCTGTTTGGAGAAATCTCAATTGGTTTACCACCAAATTGCATTGACCTCATTGAAGGTAATACTTTTTTAGTATACACATAATGATACACGTCCACAATCTCACTTGCAATGTGGGGGTATTTCTTAATGTGCATATTCATGTTTCTTGTTACAAGCTCTTCCCAAGTTTCTCTTCTTTCCAACTCAGGAATAAATTTTGAATACTTCATGTGAACCGTTAGGTCCGACAATATCTTTTGTGATGCGTCCATTTTATTTAAAATACTATTTTTTTTTATTAATTAAAGTTATTTGGTTGTTGTACTCGCTCTTTTCTTTTCTCCATAAGTTCTTTGATTCTATCTCTGTTTTTCTCTTCTTTCTTTTCTTCAAATCCTAAGAAGGTAACAGAACTTTCAGTATCAATTTCCAACAATTCGTTGTTGAACTTACAGTTTTCAAAGATAACCCCATCTTTACCCACACGAGACTTGGTAATTGCGATGGTTGCTAAATTCATTTCTTTTTGTTGTAAAGTTTTAGCCACGGAAATGATAACGTGTCCAACTTGTGCCTTTTTAATAGAACCACCCATTTGGTCGGTGGTTACAACCTCAGAAGATATAGAGCTTCTGTTACCCTGTGTTGCGGTCCATCCCACTACGCCAAGTTCATGACACATAGCTTCGTAACCTCTCATAACGGAACCCTCACTTT